GGGAAGCACAAATAGGAGGCTTACATTATGGCTACATTGGCTGAAATAAGAGCGAAACTGAAATCACAGGAACCTAATCGCTCAGGTTCATCAACAGGCGGAGACAACGCCATTTATCCACACTGGAATATCAAAGAAGGCGACGAAGCAGTTCTTAGATTTTTACCAGATAAGGACACAAACAATACATTTTTCTGGACTGAAAGGAACATGATCAAACTGCCTTTTGCAGGCATCAAAGGTCAGACTGATTCAAGACCAGTTACTGTACAAGTTCCTTGTATGGAGATGTATGGCAAAACTTGTCCAGTACTAACAGAGGTTAGACCATGGTTCAAAGACAAAAGCATGGAAGACATGGGCAGAAAATATTGGAAAAAGAAAAGTTATATTTTCCAAGGTTTTGTTACAACAAATCCATTAGCAGAGGACACAACACCAGAGAATCCAATTAGAAGATTTATAATTGGTCCTCAAATCTTTAACATAATCAGAGCGGCATTACTGGATCCAGAAATGGAAGAATTGCCAACTGACAGTGTGAGAGGTGTTGATTTTAGAATCACAAAAGCAACTAAAGGTGGCTATGCTGATTACTCAACATCAAAATGGTCAAGAAGAGAAAGAGCACTTGACGAAGCAGAAAGAAGTGCAGTTGAAAAATTTGGATTACATAATCTAAATGACTTTAGACCAAAAGAACCTACTGAAGCAGAAGTTAAAATAATTAAGGAATTATTTGAAAAATCTGTGGACGGTGAGGCATATGATCTTGAGAAGTATGGACAATACTTTAGACCAGCAGGAGTACAAGCAAGTCAAGTAAGTCAGGTAAGTTTACCACAAGCAGACAAACCTACCACAGTTGAACATACACATGACAACGGTACAACTCATAGTCATGCAGATGGTGATAAACCACACACTCATGAAGAAACTAAACCAGTAGCAGAAACTACTGCTCCAGCACAACCAAGTACAGATAGTGCTAAAAGAGCAGAAGATATTTTGAAACTGATAAGATCGAGACAAGCAAAATAATCTGACATTTACCAAGGCCTTAATTATTGACAGTTAAGGCCTTGTGTATTATAATAAAGGATATTATGACAAAAGTATTTGACGCAACAAAATTTAGAAAGAGTATTACAAAATCAATTCAAGGATTAGGAATAGGATTCAACGATCCTACAGACTGGATATCAACAGGCAACTATGCATTGAACTATCTTATGACTGGCAATTTCCATAAAGGTATTCCATTAGGCAAAGTCACAGTGCTTGCTGGTGAGTCTGGTGCAGGTAAAAGTTACATCGCATCTGGAAACATTATAAAGAATGCACAAGAACAAGGTATATTTGTTATTCTAATCGATACTGAGAACGCTTTGGATGAGCAATGGTTACAGGCACTTAAAGTAGACACAACAGACGATAAACTTTTAAAATTAAACATGTCTATGGTAGATGACGTTGCAAAGACTGTAAGCGAGTTTATGAAAGGCTACAAGGAACAACATGCAGACAACAAAGAAGGTGCACCAAAGGTACTATTTGTAATTGATTCACTAGGAATGATGCTTACTCCAACAGACGTTAATCAGTTTGAAGCAGGTGAAATGAAAGGTGATCTAGGTCGTAAGCCTAAAGCATTGACAGCACTTGTAAGAAACTGTGTTAACATGTTTGGTTCATGGAATGTTGGGCTAATAGCAACTAATCATACATATGCATCGCAAGATATGTTTGATCCTGACGATAAAATATCGGGTGGTCAAGGATTTATATATGCGTCAAGTATTGTTGTTGCAATGAAGAAATTAAAATTAAAAGAAGATGAAAAAGGAAATAAAGTCACAGACGTACGAGGTATCAGGGCCGCTTGCAAAGTAATGAAGACAAGATACGCAAAACCATTTGAAGGAGTGCAAGTCAAGATTCCTTATGACACAGGTATGGATCCATACAGTGGACTTGTTGACTTATTTGAGAAAAAAGGTGTATTAACACAACAAGGAAATAGATTAAAATATATTGATTCAGCAGGAAAAGAACACATTGAGTTCAGAAAAGCCTGGGTTGGAGATAAATTAGATATGCTAATGCAAGATTTTGATAAATTAGCAGTAGACCAACCTAAGGAAAAATAATGGTAGAAATGACCCAAGAAGATATTGAACGTTTGTGGAACTCTGTTGTTCATTTTATTCCAGAAAAACAAAAGGCAGATGCCGCTATTGACTTTGTCAAATGCTTAGACGACATAGGTGTTGAACATGATGAAATTAAAGCAATTGGTGAATATGATCCAAAGCTAGAAGAAGCGGTGAACACAGTTTTTGAGGAATACGAAGACGACGAAGAGGATTACAGCGATCGATATGATGACAACTAATTGGTACAGTGAAGTAAGTAGAAATTTAGCACGCATTCCAGACTGCATAACATTTTACGATCAAGAATTACAAAACGCTAAAAAAGAAATAAGAATTTACGGTAATCTTGAAAAAGCCTCAGCGGCACTTCCTGGCATTGTTGAACAAAGATTTAATCAATTACAACAAATTGAAGCCATACTAAATTATTTAAATATTGAATTACGTAGAACAAGATCAAAATCATTTAAAAAATTTTTAGAAAATTACAACAGAGCATTATCTAGCAGAGACGCTGAAAAATACACAGATGGTGAACAAGATGTTGTAGATATGGAAAAAATAATTAATGAATTTGCATTATTAAGAAATCAATGGCTAGGCATTACTAAAGGTTTAGATCAAAAACAATGGCAGATCACAAACATTGTAAAACTGAGAGTAGCTGGCATGGAAGATGCCGACATCAAATAGAATTATATTAACAGACGTAGACGGTGTGCTACTGGAATGGGAGAACCATTTTATCAAGTGGATGCTTGAACGTAATTACTATAACGAAAATGGTAAACAAATATTTCCATATAAATTACTGCCAGACAAAGAAAACACCTACGAAATGGCAGAAAGATTTGGTCTCACAAAATTTCAAATCAGAAAAGAAATAAGGGAATTCAATAAAAGTGCTTGGATGGGAACACAACAAGCAATGCCCGATAGTATACAATGGGTTAAACTGCTACACGCAGAAGGGTGGACTTTCATACCTATAACTAGTCAAACTTCTGATTTACCAGCACAAGCGTTGCGGAAAAGACGGTTAGCAGAGCTCTTTGGAGAGAGTGTATTCAGCAATTATCATATATTAGATACAGGGGCTGACAAGGACGAGATACTAGAACAATTTAAAGATACAGGCTTACTTTGGGTAGAAGACAAACCCTATAATGTGCAAACTGGTTTGAAATTTGGTTTACAGTGTATATTGATTGATCACACTTACAATAAAGATTTTAGCCATCCTGCTGTAACAAGAGTAAATAATTGGAAACAAATACACAGGATTGCACATGAAAATTTACGTAGGGCATGATAGTCGAGAAGATATAGCATATCAAGTCTGCGAACACAGTATTAAACGACGTGACCCATCTGCAGAAGTGATACCTTTAAAACAAAAACAGATGAGAGATCAAGGCTTGTATACCAGGCCAGTTGATAAATTAGCATCTACAGAATTTACATTTACAAGATTTTTTGTTCCTTATCTTAATGACTTCAAAGGCTGGGCAGTGTTTTGTGATTGTGATTTTCTTTGGAAAATACCAAGCCACGAATTAGTTAAATGGTGTGATCCATCTAAAGCAGTTGTATGTGTGCAACACGATTATACACCAAAGGAAACAACTAAAATGGATGGTCAAACACAAACTGTTTATCCTAGAAAAAATTGGTCAAGTATGGTAATCTGGAACTGTGAACATCCAAAGAATAAAATACTTACTCCAGATCTTCTAAACAAAGAGGAAGCCAAATTCCTACACAGATTTAGTTGGTTAGAAGATAATGAAATTGGCGAGTTGCCTATTGAATACAATTGGCTAGTTGGTTGGTATAAAGAACCAAACGACGGTGCACCTAAAATATTACACTACACAGAAGGTGGCCCATGGTTTGACGGTTATAGAGATTGTGAATACGGCGACGATTGGAAAAAAGAATTAATAAATCTTTTTAGTTCATAATGCATTGGGACAAGTTAAAAAAAGAACACTACTTTGCAGACCCTGTTGAACATGTTGTCAGCAGTACTATATTTCCCACAAAAGAATATGACACTCTTTATGAAAATCAAAATAATTTTAACCACACAACATGGAAAGAATTTGATGCAAAATATAGAACTGGGTTTGAACTAAAAGACGATATCACGCAAATAGATTTCAACAAAGAAATAATTGCTTTGTGGTTTTTTAGAGAACGTTCAGACAGTTACTCACAACCTGATTTGAATGTTGGTGGGAAAAAAATTAGATACCATCAAAATAAGTTTTTGCTCACGCCTTGTAAAGATATCACAATAGAAGAACAGAAAAAAAAATATATAAGAAGGCCGTGTATTCAGTTGGATATATCAAAACTAAAATACGAACAAATAGTTAAGAGATTCAAATGAGTGTTGGCGAAAGATTTTTACAAAAATGTCTAAACACCGAGGTGCTTCACAATCCATGGCCATATCAAATAATTGAAGATACATTAAGCACAGATGTATTTGCAAAGTTAAAAAAACAATGCGAACAACAGCTTGAAATAAAAACAGACAAGCTGATACACATTCACCCTAGTCAATTTAAGGAATACGATATTGATTTTTATGACGAAACTGTGGACATTTGTAAAAACTTATTTGATAACGTAAAACCACTACATGAAGTATACCCTGAATATAGAAAATATCCAACACTTGGTATTAATGCACACATTAGTATAACTCCGCCTCTGCCATACAAATTTTATATACACCAAGAAGGACTTGAAAAAACTTGGAGTTCAGTAACATATATTACTCCAGAAAAAAATGTTGGTACAAAAATGTATACTGCTCAAATTGAAGACGCATTTGTGAAAGAAGCAGAATGGAAGCCAAACTCAACATTTATATTTTGTGGACAACAAAATAAAACATGGCATTCATATGAGAGTAATCAAAACACAAATAGAATAACTTTTAACTTATTCATTATGAAGCATAGAAGTAAGAAGTGCTTTTATCCTCTATAAATTTTTTAAGGGCATTCACATCATTATTTAAATGCCTATCCCTAACTTTTTTCCAAACATAGTTGTCACGTATATTAATGTTGAATTTTGTTCTAATTTGTTTTCCAGCATCGTCGTCTATAATTTTTTTTGCTTTGAATTCAACTGTTGGCAAATATAAACATCTATTCAATTTACGGGCAACTTTTTGCGTGTAAGAATCTACGTGCCAGTGCCAAAAGAATATTGGCGCAAGATATCCTAATGTGTTTGTCCAGTTTTTATGTACTGCAAAATGTGCCGCTCCTAAAGGTTCATCTCCCCAAAGTCTTACAGTGTTTCCTAGTTTTCCTGATGTTTTCACACGGCCATCAGAAGGTACAACCATTAAAATACGATCATGATATTTGTTTATTTCATTTACAATTAATGTATCCCAACCTTTAGTATTCACTTGCACATCATCTCCCATCAACATAACCACGTCGTTGGATGCCTTTTCACACATCAAGTTCCAACTAAAACAAGTGGATTGATTTGGCCCTACTGTGTAGTGTTTTTCATTAATTAAATCTTTGTATTGTGGCAATTTTGGATCATCGTCGTTAAGGTAAAAAAGAAATTCAGTATCGCCATCTTGCATTTTGGTGGCTGTGTCAATTAGTCTTTTTGCAAGTTCAGGACGGCCTCTTGACGGGCAACAAAACGAAATCATATTAATTTTTTCTTCCAAGTATCTGGCGTGTGTTCGTTAATAATTTCCAGTGGTAAATGATATTGAAATTTTTTTGTGCCTCTTGTTCTGATGTACTCAGCAGTCTTTTTAACTGCTTGTCGCATGTTTGTAGACGTTTGATAATCCAGCAACTTACGTGCTTTATCAGATGAACAAGTTGCTAATTTGACTTCTTTTGGTCTGTCTTTGTGGTGAATAGGATCTAAGTTTAATCCTGTTTCGTTGGCACACGCTTCTGCCAATTCGTTTATTGTGACAGGTTCTTCGTCTGGTCCTATGTTAATAACTTCGCCAACAACATTATCTTGAAAGGCTAAAGCATTCAAACAATACAAGCAATCATCTATGTAACTAAAACATCTTTGTTGTTCGCCATCGCCATACACAATTGGTTGTTTACCTTGTAACATTCTGTTTAACATTATTGACATTACATTCCTAAATGGATCATCATACTTTTGTCTTGGTCCAACAATGTTATGAGGCACTGCTATCACATATTCTACTCCGTGTGTTTCACACAAATTTATCAAGACATCTTCTCCGGCTTTCTTAGCAATACCATATGGATCCTGTGGACGGCATTCATAATCTTCTTTATAAGGTACGTTGTCATGATGTCCGTATCTAGCCATGCTCGAACAATACACAATACGTTTAACTTTGTTTCTGATTGCCGCAGTAATGGTTGCTACTGATGCTTCAAAAATATTTCGTGTTACCAGCACAGGAGAAAAAACGGAAAGACCTTCATATGCAGTGGCGGCAGTATGATATACCACGTCACAGCCTTCCATTGCTTTGGTCATGTTTTCTAAATCGCAACAATCAATTTGATAAAACTCTACATTTTGAGGCACGTTGTCTGTATAGCCCCCAATCATGTTATCATTGCCAGCAACAGAATGGCCTTCAGAAATCATTAAGTCGGCTAAATGAGAACCTAAAAATCCTGCAACACCTGTAATGAAAATTTTCATAATATTATTTAAACGTTGGGATAGTACTTGGACAAATATTCAACGTCGTCTTTATAGAGTCTTTTAATTCTTTGCACTTGATGATACGTTATTCTAGATGAACGATCTTTTATTCCTCGCACTAATTTTTTTGGAAATTGTAACTTGGTGTTAAATTTTGGAAATTGTTCACGTGGTTTTTTAGGTCTTTTCAGTAAATCTTCAAACTTATAAATTACATCAAACTTTGCTCCCGGTTCACACAACCAATGAGTTTGTGGTAGGTAGTGTGCTTTTACTTTTCCACTTTCGTATTCGTCTAACATATCATCAATACTTTTCCAGCCGTGTCTTTTAGCTGTATCCTTTGTTTCATTATAATATCCCCAGGCACTTGCAATTCTATCAATAGGCTCTCTTATTATTGTAACAATCTTATAATCTGAATAATCAAATTTAACAATATCTAATTTTTTTAAAATACCGGATAATTGTCCGTGTCTTCCAAACTTGTGCTTTTGTAAAAAACCATGTTTCTCCCATTGGTTTGGCCAAGCATAAGAAAACCAACTGCCACCTGTGCGAGGTATATGCACATAGATCATCTTTGATTCTGAATCAATCTGCACGATAAAATACCTTATCTGGCCAATGTTCTAGTAGTAACTTAAAGCCCAGTTGCTCTAAAAAATCCACACACTCCTTATTACTACTACCATATTTTCCTGTATTACTGTTGAGTTCAATCATTACATATTGCACTGTCCTTAATGTTTTGTCAGAGCCTTTTAACACTTCCATCTCATATCCCTCCACATCAATTTTAATCATATCAACATTATGTAAGTTCAGCGAATCAATTGTAATCATTTGGATATCACCTTCTTCACCAACACGTTTTGCTTGTGTAAAGTTATCTCCAATTAATTTTATTTTTTTAAATGTGTTTCCAACAGCTACTTGTTTATTAATACTATTCTTGCAATTTTTATTTAGGCAGTCAAAATGTAACTTGTCTGGTTCAAATGCAATAATTTTATTTGCATATGGTTCCATAACTTGTGTCCAAGTGCCACACCAAGCACCAATATCTAACACTGTCTTAAATTTTTTGCCATGTTGATCACACCATTCAATAAACTTATTCAAACATTTGTTTTGGGTAAATGGTTGGCCTGCTTTCCAATCACTGAGATGAATGTCATTGCTGGGCACCCAGAAATTATTAATTTTTTCTATTTGCATTGGTTAAAATATAATTGTATTCTTCTTCATTACGTTTGTGTTTAGATTCTAATTTAAAACCTAAAGCTTCGATCATTGTGAGATAATTTATGTTTTTATTATCCACTTCTATCAAAATACTTTTTGTGTTTTTAAAAATATTCATTCCGCCTTCAACAACTTTGTCTTCAAATCCGTCAACATCAATTTTAATATAGTCAGGTTGTGGTAAGATTTTTCTTTCAATGAGAAAGTTTAGTGAAAATTCTGTGCATCCGTGATAGTATTCACCTTTCTTACCGACTACATTATTAGCAACTCCTTCGTGCATGTTTTTGACATTTATGGTTGATAAATTTACTTTATCACTTACAGCTACACAATAGGCATTACAATTATTTAGATTGTTTAAATTAATACTGTCTAACAAATTTTTGTAGCTGGCGGCGTGTGGTTCAAATGCATAAACTTCGTTTTGTATTGTAATTGCACTGTACAATGCATATATTCCAATGTTTGCACCAATGTCAAAGAACACACTGTCTCTATCAAAACTATTGATCCATTTTATTGTTTCAGGCTCCTTACTCAAAAGACGATCCATTCTATTTTTAATATAGGTTTTTTGTCCTTTATTATTGGCAAAATATATTTGTTTCTTTCCAACAGGAAATGTAAAAAAATCATTATCAAAACTTTTTAATTTTGGCATTACATAAATCCTTTATCAAGTAAAATTTCCACAGCAGTTCCGTTGGCAAACTCCTCTGGAGTGAATTGTTGATAGGCTAAACTATATAGCCATGGCTCAGGATCTGCGTAGAAAGGTTGTTCAATGTCTTCTAAATTTAAATTGCCCATTGCCACTGCAAAACTTTTATCATGACAAAATATAGGCACACCCATACATACTGCCTCAACAGCACTAATACTACAACTGGTTATACAAGCATGTGCATTTTCTAAATCTTTACTTAATGGAACTTTTGCTTCACTTGGGCCAGACGTGCCTCTGCCTCGTGGTTTCTCTCGAATTTTAATTGGCCTATCTGTTACACGTTTCAACTTTTCAACAGTATTTGTAGTCCAGTCAATCTCGCCAATGTAGTTGTTGATGCCAGCACTGCTTGGACAAACTAAAATATGCTCGCCTTTCATTGTTGGAGCCTTAATTTTCATGTCAAATTTTTCAAACCTATCTGCTTTACAATCAGTAATGAATTTTGCGTGTATTGCATTTTTGCATATTCTCCAATAATGATTGTTTGGCTGTAAGTTGTTATTGTCAAATCTACCAAAGTATGGAGTGTCAGTAAACCAATATTGATGCTTTCTTAGTTCTAGTTTTCTTACAAGATCAAGATTGTTGTTTACAAACCCCCAAAACATAGCATTCGGCAAAGCATCTGTAGCTTGTTCGTTGTTTGCCATTACAACTTGTTCTGGCCAAGTTTTTTTAACTCCATTGAAAACTTCCCAGGCTTTGCTTTTTTGATTATTATATGGTGCGTAGATTGTTAGCATTTACAAACTCATTTATTTGTTTGGCCCAGTCACGATGCCCGTCCTCGTTAGGATGTTCGTCATTAGGTTTACATTGTTGTGACTTTTCTCTTTTATAATCTAG